ACAAGGTGAAATGGAGAAGTTAGATTATTCTCACATCAAGCATGGAGTAAGCATAGACATCCCTGCATCTAAAACACCAAAGCGACTAATCACGGAATTACCTAAAAACCTATGGACATGGATACCAAAACGGAAAACAGGAAAGGTTATGAGTTCATGGAATGCAATGAGGCTAAATCGTAGACGTACTGCTAAGAAGTTAGGATTTAAATATCCTGCTGATGGTGCTAGACATAGTTTTGGTTCATATGCGTATTGGGTTTATGGACTAGAGTGGACTATGCACACAATGGGTCACATGGATTATTCGACATTTAAGACCTATTACAAAAACGAAAGAATCTCACCTGCTGATGCAAAAAGATATTTCACAATCAAGTGTGTGTAAGACATTCATGTCTGACATGCACATATATATTAGTATTCCTTTAGGAATACGTATGACACGCGCGCGTACGCGAGGCATTTGTCATACACGTGTCAGACATACGGCATTCTGAATAACTTTAAATTCTGCATAAGTATTAATTGATTTTAAGTATTTTGGTTTTTAGGATTTTGAAATGGCAACAAGAGATGAAGTAGAAGCACACGATTTGTACGAACGCTTGCGGCCGGTACTGGAGGAGTACTTCGACAATTGGTTAATCTGCGGACACAGAGCAGGAGATAAAAAACGAATTGCACTTGGGCACGCAAAGCCGAAGTGGAATGATATGCAGAAAGTCCGAAATGAAATTGAACGATGGCAAAAGGAACCCGTGGAGAATTTTAGAGAAATTCCCTCCAGTACTGGTAAGGCTACTAGCGAAGAAAGCAGTAGCGACTAAGCATGTACGAGCGGTAAGCGACGAAGAAATAGCAATCAGAGCAGGTCTATCCTTGGATAAGGTTAGGCATATTAGTAAGCAGACCCTATGGGACACTATACCTATTGGGGATGCCGAGCGTTTCTGCATAGGATGTGGGTTCGACCCATTTAACTGTTATGACAGAAATAGGGCAATGGCATACAATAGAACTAGTCCCTCATACACTTACTTAAAGGTGAGTCCGTATTGGGCGACTACTTTCAAACCTCTAATAGCTATTCTAAGTGCCGCGAACACCTAAAATTAAATTTGATTCTCTTGCCCGTGCTTTAAAAGACTTTGACGGGGATTATGGAAAAGTAGCAGAGCATTTTGGATGTACTGCTAAGAGCGTAAGGGAGAGGGTATATAAAGAACCACAACTTCGTGCAATTTGGGTAAAGAATGGAGTCGATGACCCATTGCCCGATGAGAAAGAGTTGATGGTTCGAAAACCAATGCCTCCGACTATCCCGGAAGATAAAGAATTAGTTAAGGCTTTAGAGGAGAACTCAAGGGATGTGTTTAATAAGGACTTAGAGTCTTTGCTGACAAATCCTAATAATGTAGAGAAGCTTCAGATTTTTAAAGAGTTTGACGACTCCGTAGGAATGTTAATGGCAGAAGCATTAAGGGTTACTCAGAAAGTTAATATCCGCCAAAATATGACATTATTTGAGGTGACTGAAAAACTCAAAGAAGACTTAGAAATGGGAGGTATGGACGCAGAAGAGCAAATATTAAAGACTCGATTGATGTTGTCTGCGTGTGAGCAACAAGGAAAGTTTTTTGACAGAATGCTTAAAGGGCTTGAGACAATGCTTAAACTTACTGAGAAGAGTGAGAAGAAGAAGAAAAAGAAACCAGGCTTCATGCCACTCAAGGAGTTAAAGAAAATTGAAGAAGATAAATAGCAAAGCTCTTATTGAGCAATTCGAGGATGATGAAGCAGAGGAGGAAGTCAAAAATGCAGAACCATGGTTACCTAGTCTCTCTCTTACTCAAAGGAAGATATTTGATGATGGCTCAAATTATATACTCGCATATGGTGAGCGGGGTTCCGGAAAGACTTACTCACTTGGAGGTCATAAACTGGTTCGACACTGTTATGAAAATTTTAATGCTCTCGCTCTCATAATTGTTGGTGTTCGTTCACAGGCAACAATGGGTGGGGTGTGGCACAAGTTGCAAGTCGAGATATTGCCCGAGTGGGTAGATGGAATTGACCTAGAGCATACTGACGAGAGGCAGGATACACAGAAAAATTTATACATGGATATTAAGAATCGCTTTGGCGGATATTCTCGAGTGGTACTTATATCTGTTCCTTACGGTTCTTTTATTAAGGACAGAATTAAAGGTTTTGAGCCGAGCTTGGTATTTGTGGACGAGCTTACCAACTTGGATACTGATGATTACTTTAATGCAGTTGTTCAGCAGTTAGGTCGTAGGCAGGGTATTCATGGGCCGCAACAATATCTTGCAGCCTGCAATCCTGATGGTCCTGAGCATTGGGTATATAAAAGATTTTTTGAAGAACCATATGACGAAGACGGTAAGTGGAACGAAGATTATTCCGTATATCATGTAAAGATAGAGGAGAACCTTGAGAACTTGCCTGACGGGTATTATGACCGAATTATGGAAGCGGTTAAAACCGACCCCATAGAAGAAGCTCGAATGGTGAGAGGGGAGTGGGTTGACCGCCCTGCGGGAAATGCAATATTTACTCCATACTTTAGTGATGCCCTCCATTTAAAAGGAGATGCAAAGAAAGGACTAGTGCCATCTACAAAATATCCGATTATATGCGGTTGGGACCCTGGTTCTGTAAACAACGCAGTTATATTCATGCAGAATGTAATAGGAGCACCAAACTCTCCTTGGATAGTATTTGATGAGTTGGTTACAATAAACAAAAAGCTTCCATATACTACATTAGTTCCCTTGGTCATGAGGAAGATGGCATATTGGAATCGTAAGCTAGACTATAAGTTTAAGTATATTCATATCTCAGATAACTCTGCTTTTAATCAATTTCGTGCTAAAACGGGAAGTTACGATGTTAAGGACATTGAGCAGATTTCAAGAGATAAAGCAGATACATTTGATATGGACCCAATACGAATGCGTGCGTGTCCAAAGTTTAGTGGAAGTGTGGAGTCTAGGGTTAGGATAACTATAGCTAAGCTACAAACTGATGCCTTGATGGTATCTGCTCAATGCACAGACATAAAGAAGATGTTTAAGAATTTAATATCAGAGAAACAAGGAAAGACATACGACCCCAACCTAGCATACAAGCCAAGGCGGAGTGTTTATGTCCATGCGTTCGATGCTATGAGTTATGTACTACTTTATCATGACGCGACAACCTCACAACACAGAACCCCAGCAACAGCAGAAATAATGGATATTGGTACTTGATTTTTTGTTTGTTACTAATTAAAATCAATAACATGGAAAGTATTTTAAACATCGACCTAAAGAATAATCCGGAACTATTGGAGGACTTTGATGGCATTTCCCCTGGGGATTTAATTAAAGTGGAAGCTTGCTTTAAAGTGGGTGAGTTATCCGAGAATAGATTATCTGCACCTCTTGATGAGGTTTACAATATAAGCCTTAAGGAATCCGAAGATGACGAAGAAGACGAAGACGAAGACGAAGAAGATTACGAGTCCGACTCCGAGGATGATTCGTCCGAAGGACCTGAGGTATAATTACCAAAGAACAAATACAGCAGCATCTTTAATAATCGACGCACATTATGCTAAGATTGGAATTAAAGAGCGTTGGACTGAAGAGAGAGTAGAAAGACTGTGCGGGTTTTTACGAATTACCATTGGGGAGCTGGGAAGTCTAATTGGAGTTCCTCATGGGTGGTGGAAGGAGCATGTTCGTGCAACAAAGAAGCTTTCGGGTCCTATATGTATACTTTTAACGATAATAGAAAATCAATACCTAAGTCCTTATACAAAGGATACAATAACAAACCTTTTCGATTTCAATGGTAAGCAAGAAGATACTTGAACAGCACGGATGCACGCAGGCTAGACTAAGAGAAATCTTCACTGCCAAAAAAGGCAAGGACGCGGAGACTAGGGAGAAATTTCAAGACAAGATACAATCTAGGATACTTGAGGGCATTCAGTTTGGTGCTAGGAACTCTAAACTATATATGTCCGTGGATGTAGCTTGGGACTCACTGCCCATAAATAAGGCAACCATTCCGTTATTACAGTATGCCCAAGGAAAGATTTCCATAGAGCAATGTGGCGACAGACTTGATAATATGGGGGTAAGTGACCAATTTTGTGATTACGACGAGGAGGGCAACTTAAAGAAGATAGATGCACTTAGGCTATATGAAGTAAGTGTTAATCTTATTCGCTCATATGTAACAAGAAGAGTAGCAGCTCAAGTTAGTAGGTTCTCCAATTTGTTTCCTTATTTTAAGTACGAGCCAAGAAGTACAAATATAGAAGACAAGTTACGGGCTGATGTTCTTTCCCAAAGGGTGGAGATGATGACTGACCAATTTGGATACCGTCATCAGTGGGAGCAAATTATAAGGCAGATGTTCATGTATGGTCACTCGGTCGCATTTCCTGCAGAAGGTTGGACTCGAAAGGTCCAGTGGCGACATGAGAAAAATGAGATGACCGGAGAGGATGACCTTAAGAGTTATATCGAGAAAGAAGGAATAGAGTTCTTCACACCACACCCTACAAGAATGCTTTGGGATACATCAAAGCCGCTTCATGGAATTAATAATGACCAAGGTCCCGAATGGCTCGGATATTGGGATATAGTAAGATACGGAGACCTCAAGGATAGTGCGGATAGCTGGAACATCGACGAGGTCAGCTATACTAATAGCTTAACTACCTTGTACGATACGCACGCAGATTTCTTTAACTATTACTTCTCTAATGAGGTAATGAATTTCCCTAAAAGTGATAAGGATACTTTTGCTTGGCAGAATGAGCGTACTGCAAATGTAGGAATTTACAGCGGCGAGGACGAAGACAAGGGTATGTTCGTGACGAATATGTTCATGAAGGTTAATCCTTTGCGAGATGGCTTAGGTGAATACCCTCATGATGTATGGATTAAATTTGTGGTTGCGAGTGACGAAACAGTATTATTTGCAGAGTTTCTTCCTTCACTACCTGCTATATATGGCGGATTAAATGAGAATGATGACAGGTTGGCTAATATTTCAGTAGCTCACGAAATCATGCCATTCCAAGACCAATTAAATAACATTATATCGAAGATGCTTCATGACATGAAGATAAGCATGATGAAGATATTCTGTATTGACCAGGATGCCCTTGATGATGAGGTGAAAGAATACATCAAGGACGCATTATCTGAAGAAAGCTTTTACGCTAAACCGAAAGCATTATTTTACTCAGGTCAGAAAGCAGCAGACCTTGGAATCAACAATAAAGACTTTATAACAATTGTTGATGCACAAAAAGAACTTTCCGCTGGTATTAATCAGTCGATGCAAGCAATCCTCCAGTTGCTAAATCTCGTGGAACGGTTACTGATTCTTTCTCCGCAAGAGTTAGGTCAGGCCGCTCCACGGGAAATCTCCGCAACAGAAGTAGCTGAGATAGCAAACTCTACAAACTCTGTATATAGTTTTATATCTGAGGGTATTGATGACATGAGGGCTGCAGCCAAGAAGATGATATATGACCACTTGGTAAGTTGCAGCGAATCTGATTTTATTGTTCCGATTAAGAGTCGGTACACTAAGAAGTCTATTGAGGATGCAGGATTTATATCGCAAACAGACGAACCGGGTCCTGCTAGTAGAAATATTATAGGAACTCCTGAGAATTTAATACATGAGTACATGTTCACATCTCGGGACGGAGCCGAAAGAGCTCGAGATACTCAGTCAGCACAAGTTCTCGGAAATCTCTTGCAGAGCATCCTTCAGTTGGAAGGGGTAGCACAAGGTCTTGGCAAGGAGCGTATATTTGAGATGTTTAATGAGATATTCCGCTTAAGTGGTGCTCATGACTTAAAGTTAGAGACTGATGAGTACGACGATAGCGCAGAGCAACAAAAGACTATCCAAGATGAACAGTTCTTCCAGCAAATGAAGCAGCAATTCCCGCAAGTTTTAAAAAGCCTGCAAGAACTAGCACAAGTTGTACAGGGTCTTGCTGGAGGGCAAAAACAAATCGCTTCGGCTGCCGCGGAAGGAGTTCAAGCACAGCAACCAGAGCAAACAACACAACAAGCTAACATTAATCCTGAAGTAAAAACAAAAGTATGAGCAAAGAACCCGAAGAAGTAGAAGTCGAAGAGACTCCTGTGGCTGAAGAAGCACCAGTAGCCGAATCAACTGAAGAGAATGCAAATCCACTATTTAATGCGTTATTTGAAGCGGCAGATTCAGAATCTGAAGTGGAGGAAACTCCATCAGTAGCGCCTGCACCTAGCTCCTTATCTGAAGCCTTATATGACATTGAGCATGGAGAAGAAACCGAAGAATCCGAGAAAGAGGAAGTAATCGAAGATAAGGCTGAAGAAGTAAAGGAAGTCGGTGAACCACCCGAGGCAGCCCGCCCGAAGAAAAGAAAAGCTCGGAAAATAAAACAGGTAATCGACCCGGAAATACCAAAGCAAGATGTACCAAGAGTAGCATTTTCAACTCCCGAAGAAACCGAAGATGATAAGGTCATTAAGGGATTAATACCGGAAGAAAAAGAATATTACGAGTTAGCTAAATTTGCTTCTAGTAACATGTCTGAGCATAAAAACTTAGATAAGGAATTTCTTGGATTCTTTAAAAAGTCTAAAGACTATGTAGAGAAAAGACTTAAGGAAGACCCATATGCAGACCTTTCTGATGACCATGAATATAAACAGTTCATGGAGAAAGAGCGTCCGAAGTTTTCTCAAGTAGACGCTAAAAGGGTTGAACGAGCGATGATTACCAAGCAGGCTGAAGATGCTGCCGAAGCAAGAGTAAGACCGGAAGTTGAAAGATTGCGTAAAGAGCAGGAGATGGCTCAAAAGAAACCTAAACTAGACCAGCAAAAGGCAGGGTTTCGCCAAAACTTTGGTCTTATATTACCCGATGATGTTCAAGAGAAGCTTAAGCAGGAAGGCGGCTTAGAGGCAGTTCAGAAAGAAGACCCTCTCGCGTTTCAAGTAATGGATAGTATTACTCAGAACCTTTTTACTTTCGCAGACACATTTGTCGATATTACGCAAGGTATGGTTGCATACGATGAGAGCAATCAGACTCATAAAGAATTACTAGATTGGGTTGATAAGGAACAAGAGAGCTTTATTCAGGGCGGGGAAACTGGAAAAGACGGAAAGACTTTTATGCGCAGGGAGAGATACTACGCAACTCCGGAAGCACAGAGGACTCAGTATTACACCTGGACTGACGACGATTTATTAAGTTTGCTCGTTATGAGAGCAAAGCAGAGATTGGACGGAACGCTGCAATATCAGAAGGCGATGCTGGAGAATGCTGGATATGTAAAGACGGGGGCAAAACCTAAAGCAGTTAAGCCACAACCCGCTCAACAACAGGCTGCTCCACCTAGAGTTAATCCAACTCCTAGAGGAAATCAACCTACTCAGCAACCCTCAGCAGGGGCAACTCCATTGTCTATTTTAGGAATGTAAAAAGCCTTTTTAGGTAAACTAGAATCCACAGGGAATTTTAAGAAATTCCTAAAAAAAGGGCAAAAGTTTGAAGATTCTGAGATTAAGCCAATAAAAATGTTATTCTATTGTTACTACTTTAAATCAGTAACACATAAACGAATAACATACTATGGCAACAAACTCATCTCTTCCAACTCCAGCTAAAAGCTCGGACAGTTCTCTCTATAAAGGTTCGGACAATAATGTTTCACGCATTATTAAAGTCGACACATCTACGGGCTGCACTCTTACGAATGCATCTATTAAAGGTCTTACTCCTGCGGAGTTCGAAGGTCTTTCTAATAAAGAAGTTGATTTAGCTCGTGTTATAGCCAGTTCTGCTGAAGCAAAAATGCTCGGTGTACAAGAGAGAGGTCTTACGACTCTTCTTAATAGTTCCGTTCAAAACATTAAACCTCTTCTTAATAAGGTAAATGTTGCAGAGCAGTCTATTATTCTTCCATACATTCAGAGAAGACAGCGTCATGTTATTAATGCTAACTACTTTACAATTGAAGCAGGTGATGATGCAGCTGACCTTCCCGCTAACTATTTAGCAGGTGGACAAGCTTCCGGTTATAGCTTTGATGGTTCTGATTATGTTGTGACCGTAAATCTTGGTGGTTCTGATTGGACATCTCCAATCGAGAAGATTGAGCGTTACTTCCTTCCTGGTGGATATGTTGTTATTAATCATTGGGACGACACAACTAAAGCTGCTATTGAGGTACAGTTCAAAATTGTTGGTGCTAAGAATGCAGATGCTAAAGATTCAGGCGATAATGGATATATTTCCAAAGCTGCTGTTACTCTTCGTCCTACCGGAGCACAGGTTAAATCTTCCTATGCTACGCAAGCTTTATTTGATGATGAAGCATTTGCTGACCAGTACAAACCAACCTTTGGTACTCTTCAAACCATCGCTAACAATGTTAACGACTTTGAAGAATGGTGCAGAAATCAACCAACTGACTTGAGTGTAAAGCTTATTGTTAATTGGTTACAAACAACTCGTGAGTCTCGTACAGTTGACCAAACTTACAAAGAAACACTTGCTAAAATCATGGGAGGCAAAGTTAATCCTTACCTCAACTCTATGGTTTACCAACCATTGGCCGAGCAAAACAAAATTGCTTCACAAGTTTCCCAAGACCAGTGGACGCGTTCTGTATGGTTCAATCAAGCTCTTAATGAGAAGCAAAAACCTGAGTCCTACATGGAACTCCCTGCTATCTCTGACCCTGAGAACGCAGATTGCACGCTTGAGTATAAATCCAATGCTATTGGAATCAAGCAGTTGCTTCGTGAGTCTCTTCGTGTGTTTGATAACAAAGGTGCAGCACTTGACCTTGAGGACTTGTTCTCACACTTGTACTTCTTGAAACGCAATCGTGAGCAGGACGGAACTTCCGTATCTGTTATCGATGTGATGACCGACCGGTTTACTTACAACATGTTCTATGAGGCCATGAATGCTTACTACAAAAAGCGTTATGGTTGGGAAATTCACCGCAATGCGGAATTGAATCAAACTATCTCTCAAGATGGAATCATCCTCTTCAATTACTCGAAGTATGATATTCCAGAGGTTGGCGTTCAGCTTGCAGTTTTCCATGACCCATTCTTTGATGACTACGCAAATGTAGGAACCGGAAATAAGTACCTTGTTGGTGGAGCACGCTCCTCTGATGCAGTTACTGATAAAGGAACTGATTGGCAGAGTGCTTCTCGCATGATGTGGTTCATTGATTGGTCTGACGTGAAAATCGGTATCGCTGGAACTAATGCAGTAACTCGTACTTCTCCTCATCCCGAGGTTCAAAAAGAGTACCGTTGCCGTATGGCTCACAAAGAGACCGAGTACAGCTTACGCTCCACGACTTGGACAACCATGATGGACGTGCCTTCACGACACCTCATCATTGAGAACTTCAAGTTGCAGATTAACTCTGACGTATCAGGCGGCGGTCAGTTAAAGTTAGACTAATCTCCAGATAATCCCTTGGGGTATGAAATACTTAATTTTCAAAGACCCCAACAAAGATTACGGAGTATCGAAAACTGTAACAACTGTTGGGGTATTACAACAAGCATTTGGTGAGTACTCGGTTGGGGTAGCCGAGAAACTCCTTCAGGATAGCTCCGTGGTGGAAATCACCGCGGAGCGATTCTTGAATCTCAAAAAAAAACTGAGCGACGGGGGAGTTTCTTATCGGCAGCTCCGAACCGTGCCACAGGACCCAACCAAAAACCCTCATGCGCAGTATGCGGAGAAAGAGGTGGAGCCCCAATCTGAGGTTGAGGCTGAGGTTCTTGAGGTTGATGTTGTTGAGATTGATAATCCATTAGAAGATAAGCCTAAGTCAAAACCTCGCAAGAGAGGTCGTAAGGGGAAGTGATGAATGGTGCTGAAATTATCGACATATTACTTGGTGCGGTCGCAATGCTTGGTGGAGCAATCATTAAGTATATGTTTTCTCGTGTCCGAGATAATACTGAGAAGCTAGACCAAATGAGAGTTGATATGGCAAAGCAGGGGCAAGAAAACAAAGAGCTATATTCGCATATACAGAGAATTGATAATAATATTACTGAGATATATAGGAAGCTAGATGACCTTTTGATTGCAGTAAATAGAAAGAACTAGGATGGCAACCGCAGTAACAGTAACTATTAATGGCGACGCTGAAGTAGTGGTCGATAAATTCTCACCTTATATTGATGCGGGGGCTACTGCGAAGACTGACACTGATGTTATTTTGTCTGTTCAGTCTATTAATAGTGTGGATGTTGATGTTTCGGGAGAATACAAGATTACTTACTCTGCGACAGATGCAAATAGTGGTCTGGTTGGATATGCATACAGAACTGTAACGGTTCTAGAAGGGGCACCAAGGAGAGATAGGCCATTTGATACATTCGCCGTTGGTACAAATGATAAGTACCACCGATTGCCTAGTAACTCAGCAACAGAGTTAAGGATTTCCAATATGACGGGAAGACTTGCGGGCATAAGGTTAAGGCATCGTACATTCGTAATTGAGGACTTTGAGTCAGGGTACGATAACTGGGAACTCCTAGAAGGAACTCTTCAAAGAATGCCGGGATTAGATATTGCAGGTAAAAACTCGGCCGAACTAGAGGGTAGAATAGCAAAGAAGTTGCCTTACCTTGGCGAAGAGTACGCTATTCAAATATCATTCCATTCTCTTTATGGGTCTGTAAAGGTTGGCTTATTTGATACGCTCGAAAGGGTAGGGTTAATAAGTGGGGGAACCGCAGGGACTACAGTATCTTTCAATGACGGGAAGATAACGACATCCGCCCCATCAGAGAGTCCATGTGTATGGAAGGAAGATACTACTTATGTTCTGACTATAGAAGTACATCCCGCGCAGGAATTATTTACTGCTGAATTATTTGATGGCAAGAACAGGCAAGTTATCGCACAGGGGTTAGACTCAACTAATGAGTTTGGCGCAGGCGGAGGAGTTAAGCTTCCGGGCAAAGACTACTTTCTTGGCATAGAGGCAACATCTGCAGTAATAGATGAGGTGTTATATCTCCAAAAGCATTCTGAACCACACGAGATACTCGCTCCTGGTTCGTCATATACATTTCCATGCACGGCAAATATAAATGAGTATGAACTAGTGAACTTAGGTAGTGAACCAGCAAGCTACAATGATAATACTGATAATATCACTTTAACAGGGTTTTACAGATGAGTGAGTTGCGTCCAGGTCATTTTGACCAAACGAAGCAATGGATAAGTTTTAATTCGGGAATAGATACCGAAATTCCAGACCCAACTGCATATCCTATCCATATACTAGCAGGAGATACATTCCTGTATGAGATACAAGGAGGCCTGCCTGAAGGTAATTTAGACCACTTTGTTACTTCCCCCGTGGTATACCCAAGCTCTGAATACTGGGAGACTCAACTAGACGGAGATAGATTGCGACCATACATTGACTTGAGTATTTCTGAGTACAATACATTGCGAGTTCCTTCGGCCGTGCACGACTATGATTTGTATGTTGATAAAGGCAGGTTCTATGAGGATGTAGTAATAGACGGGGCACTAACTGCTAACTCAATTAATTTGAGCGGTGGGTTTGATATGTCACCCGATGGAGACATTACCACAAGCGGAGACATTGAGTGTAATGATATTACTGCAAATGAAATTACTGCAAATGTTTTACATAATGCAGTAGCTAAAACCCGGATACCGATTATTTCTACGACTACTGACAAGACGCTTGTAGATGCTGATACGGGCTCTGTAATTCATTGTTCTCCAACAGGTGGAAATATAGAAATCACTTTACCGAATGACCTGAAGGCGGGGTTTGTTGTAACTATAACTAACTTACTTTCGGGGAAAACCACCACACTACCATCCACATTAAAAGCACGAGGAAATGTCCTATCCGAACCATATTCGGCGGCCACGATATATTTTGATGGTACTGACTGGTACGGATATGGAGACCTCGTATGATTGGTCGCTCAATAGGAGTAGTAACAGATGGAGCAGCAGGTCATTTGTCTGCTGATTTAGTCAATCCATTATTTGCCTTCTCTTTAAATAGGAGGCTTCGCAATTTTTATAACGGGGAGTATTTTCGGTTCAGGGACAAGAGCGGGGAGGCAGACTATCCATTAGTTACTCCTGATATGTCTGAGGATGTATTCTTGGTAAAGATATACGACCAAAAGGAAAAGTTTGGGTACGACAAAATAGATATGGTTCAGCCTGAGCCTGCACGACAACCAAAGTTATTACATAAGGATGGTCTGTATAGAGCAGAGTTTAGTGGAGTAGAATATATGACTGTAGACCAAGTCGAGAATATAGGTGATAATTTCAATATATTACTCATTGCTAAAGCCGATTACCCACGACCTGCATTTGGAATATGGGGGGATGATACATCTCTGACGATAGAACCATCCTCTGAGGCAACTGCTAAGTTTACCGTAAATAGGAATCGCGGTGGCATGACCACCGATAGTTCGGTCTATGGATGTTTTTATGGGTTTGACCCATTGCAAAACAACTCAAGGGTTATGTCAATAAACACAAAGGGGCACAATGTGGAGGACATTCATCTTGGTAATCCTGAGCATATTGCCATTGGCAGAAGTGGTCAGAGGTATTATATTGGAGAGGTACTCGAGGTTGTTATGCACTTGGATGACCTGAAGCAGAAGTGGGGAGATTTATTATACAATCAAGCGGTAGAAATTTACAAGGATTACTAATGAGCATAGAAAAAATTACATCAAACGGAGAAGATTACAATATTCCACCGCAGAAATATAAGATAAAACTGCGCAAGAATACTGGTGATGATGCATTAGATTATGATGATGTGGATAATAACTTTGAGATTACTAGGCAAGCAATCAATAATCTCATAGACGCTAATGTAGCACTAGAAGCTAAAGTGAAAGCACTGGAGGATAATTGATACTAATTATAATAAGTAATGTTTGAGCTACTAACACTTTTTTTAACCGGAGGGGGGTCTGCCGCGATGGGCAGTATCCTAAAAGGTGTGTTCGGGATGATAACAGATTCTCGTGCAGCAAAGCATGAATTAGAAATGGCAAGGGAGTGCAGAAACAATGAAAAAGCGATTAAATTTCAACAATCAATTAATAGTGGACCTGGTGGAGCTTTTACTCGTGCTACTCGTCGCATGCTTGCTCTTATCGGCATGTGCACCCTCTCGTTCATCACATGCATTACAACCATCTACCCAAGTGTTCCGCTCATCAGTACAACAAACATTACAGGAGAAGGAAGGAGGGAGTTTCTTTTCGGGCTCTTCAGTTTTCCAGCTGAGCAAGCCGCTTTGGTCGTTACAACAGGACACATTGCGCTCTTTGAGGCAACCGTAGTGTTGCCACTAATTATAGGTTTTTATTTCACACCGGGAGGTAGACGATGACTTGGGAAGAATTTAATGAAGCAGTTCGCACATTTCTATTAGTAGATAGTGAGCGTAAAGGTAAGGGCGTGCAGAACTACATTGACCGCATGATTGTTGCGTCGGTTATTGATTTACAGAGATACATACCTTCATTTCGCAGTAGCAATATTAAACACTTTTCAAACTCGTCTTTAGTCGAGCCTGACCCTGAGTCATTATCGGGAGTGAACTCAGAGAACATTAATGCTCAACAGGGTAAATTCGCTCAGGGTAAAACCCGAATAAAGGAAGTTTTAATTAGAAGGATACCTAGTGAAAATAACAACCAAGAGATAAGTCAGTACTTTTACTTAAAGGTAATACCTTGGAGTCGCAGGTTTGAACTTATTGACGGAGCAAACTCAGAGAGAACACAGGGCATTCCTGGCCGAATAGCCTTCGGGGATACAACATTCATTGTGGCGCCAAAACTTCGAGAAGATGAGGCACTTTATTTATACTACGAAGGCGAGAAGCATTATAGTCCTCTATTCAAGGCAACAGAAGATGAGCTAAAGGACCCTGTAGTCTTTGATGAGATGGTTGCTAAGGCCTCAGCAGATTTCGTAAAGGCCCATTTAGCAAGAGAGGTAGATAATGACTTAAGCCAATATCAGTCCTACTTTACTCTTTATGTGAAAGATAGGTCTCAGATTTTTATTAATGAGAAGGAGTACGCTTCTTCTTCGGCCGAACAAGTTATGGGACAAGGTGTAGGAGGATTTGTAATAGGATGAGTAATGTATCTAAAACCACATTAAAAACGTACTTCGTAACAGGAGCTACGCCAACTGAAGCACAGTTCGGGAATCTCATTGATTCCTCAATTAATGTAATCGACGATGTAACCTCCTCTCTCTCTAGCGATAGTTCTTTAACCGTATTAAGTTCCGCTGGAGCAAAGAATCTAAAAGACGCTCTTGATGCAGTAGATGTACGGGTAGTAACACTAGAAAACGCAGAAACTACATTTTCGGCTGACTACTATAATAAGACGGAAGTAGACTCTAAGCTTTTAAATATAGGCACTACGATAGATGGCCTTCCTTATGCCAGCCAAATCTCTGCACTAGATACAAAGGTAGCGAGCAATGAGTCTTCATTAGCAGGTAAATCAGACACAGGGCATTCCCATGCAATTAGTGATGTAAATGACCTGCAAGCTTCCCTAGATAACAAAGTAACCTCTGCAGAACTTTCTGCGACTAGGACTGACTTAACTACAGCAATCAACTCTAAGGTATCTGCCGGACATACTCATGTGATGGCAGACATCACTGACCTCGCGGACCTGGACTTATCAGTTTACGCAAGGCTTACAGATTTAGATGGTAAGGCAAGCTCCTCCCATCAACACCTAGTAGCAGATGTAACAGACATAGGCTCAGTCTATTATAACCGCACTGAAGTAGATAGTAAGATTGCAGAAGTTAGTGGCAGTCATACTCACGTAGAAGCGGACATCACGAACTTAGATAAATACACCCAAGGACAGACAAATCTAAAAATTCTTGACCATGCATCATTAGTTAATAATCCGCATGCTGTAACAAAGGCTCAAGTGTCCCTCGGTAATGTAGAGAACCTCTCTCCCTCTAGTCTTTTTTCTTCTTCTGCGTCTACATCCTACAAGTCGGGGATAATGGGTGAGGTTCAAAGCTTGGTTGACGAGCAAAAGGTAAGTCTTGGTAGTCACGCATCCCTGACTAACAACCCCCACGCCGTATCAAAAGCACAGGTTGGGCTTGGTAGCGTCCCTGATATTGACGTGAAGGCATTACTTGATGCCCACACTAGTTCGACCAATCCTCACAATATTGACTTGAGTTTCTTTGATGTATACACAAAGGCAGAGACTGAGAATAAGATAACGCTGGGCATTGACTCGATGCGTTATGAGTTTAAGCCAAATAGTCCGTCCGAACCAGCGGGGAGTATTGGCGACTTAACATGGAAGCAGTCGGGGGATAGTTACAAAGCATACTTAAAGGTGGCGGAGACTGCATGGCAGGCATTAGCTTTATTTGAAGAAGGAGCAGATGGTAATATTGAGTTTAATGACGCTGTAGAGTTCAAGGAAAATGTAACTGCCGAGAAAAATCTGACAATTAAAGGGGACCTCACGACCGAAAGCAAATCCACCCTTGGTAATGTAGAGCATGGGGGTAGTCAGATTAAATCAATATTGAATGACCTCGTTCTACTTTCGCAGCAAGGCAAGGTTCAGATAAATGATACTGCTGAGGTAACTGGCGACTTCAATGTAGATGGCAAGGTTTCGCTTGCTAGCTCTCTGTCGGTGTTAGGGGAAGTTTCACTTGGGTCTAATTTACATATAGATGAAAGCCTTGAGGTAGATAAGAACTTAACTGTAACAGGGAAGGACATCGCCCTCGGTGATATAAATATTAATAACTCATCAATATCTACTTCCTCGGGGGACTTAAATTTCACCTCAGAGAATGGCGTGGTTATAGTTGATGATATTCTTAAGGTAACTGGTCGAGTGTCCCTTGGCTCTACTTTATATGTTAATTCTAATAGCGTATTTGATGGCACTATCGATGTAGAAAAATGTGCTGAAATTAGTAATTTAAGTATTTGTAATAGTACGATTGCCACGACTGATGACTCTTTACTTGGACTTCCTCAGAATGTAAAAGTTACCGGGCAACTAGAGACTACTGGATTAGCAAAGATTGGAGGTAATCTTGAGGTTATGGGAAACCTCACCGTTCAGGGGACACAGACGATACTCAACACAACTACGCTCGATGTAGAGGATAACATCGTAAAGCTTAATAAGAACGTAACAGGCACACCAAATGCCAATGCAGGACTTGAGGTTGAGCGTGGAAGTCAAATAAACTCAAAGATTTATTGGGACGAAACTGCAGACCTTTGGAAGGTAGATGGTGCGGGGACAGTTAAGACTATAGCATTTGATGAAGAGTTAGATACATTACGCATAAATAACAATAGTGAGTTTGGTAATGTGCGAGTGAGTATTGGTGCGTTCAATACTTCTCTTAACACTCTCATTACTACGCATAGTAACAAGACAGACAATCCACACTCTGTTACTAAGGCACAGGTTGGCCTTGGAAATTGCGACAATACATCTGATGTAAACAAACCAGTCAGTACTGCACAGGGAACTGCGATTGGATTAAAGGTAAATCAATCTGCATACGATATAAAGATGGCCTCTCTTGGGGAACTTATCACTAATCTGCAAACCGCAGTAAGTAATATCGTATCAGACAAGTATTCTGCGGCAGATGGCGCGTAAAAAAGGGTATAAGCACATAACCATCACTCCTCAACAAGGGGGAGCATTGGTTGGTTCTGCATCTGATGATATTGCAGGCTCCTCTAACTATACTCGAAAGCTAAACTTTCGCAGGGATACAGACGGAGAGCTTCGCAGGGAGGGGTGGGAATTGTTTGACCCCACAGGTAGGCAGACTGCATTAGATAATGAGTTTCCAATAAGATTACTTTATCAGTTCCCTGCTTCAACCGGAGAAGGTGTCTTGATTGCTGCCGCTGGTGGCAATCTTTATAGACTGCAGGCAGGGGCAGTGGGTTATGCATATGACCAATTCGAACCATATGCAGAGGGAGATTACTATAAAGGCGACCAAGAGACTTTTTGGTGGAAGAAGATATATGAAGGTCTTAGCCACATGGATGCCCTGGATGAGGATGGTACTACCAAGAATCCATTCGAGGGAGGAGCATACCGATGGGAAGCAGTAACAGTACTTAATCATGTAGTAATTAGTAATGGCGTAGACTTGCCATTGATATACAAAGCTGAGTGGGATTACGCACAGCCCCTTTATAGCTTAAGAGAGCAGGGGGTTGTGTGTTGCGGGACAATCGCATCATTTCAAGATAGGTTATTCTTGGGGGACTTGTCTGTAATAATTGATGGATACGATAATTGGTTCAAAAGTGCAGACGACCCGTACGGAAATGTATATGATGACCCACTTGTAAGGACAGGAGCGGTTAAGATTCAAAGGTATCAGTATAGAATGTTCTACTCTATGGAGCAAAACCCAAAGATGTTTGATACAGTAGAGTCAGGAGGAATGCCCGCTAAATTGACTGTGCAATCTGATGGGTCATATAAGATAAGTACTGATTATAAATTTAAAGTAGGAAACATGGGGGAAGGCGCTCCGTTAATAACAGAATCTTCGTCTTTTTTAGATGAAGAAGCAGTTGTAATAAACAGTGGAGAATTTGGGATAAAGACAGAAGATGAGAAGTACGCTATTAATACTATAGGTCTAACCTCTCGATTATTCTTATATAAAGATGGAGATAATTACATTTTACGAAATGAAAATGGCGATAACCCTGGGTTTCTATCCATTATTTTGCCTGAGTGGTCTAGTCAAAACTCATATCCTACGGGTACTTCTGTTCGTTTTGGAGCTAGCTTCTATAAGGCGACAGGAGCGGTAGATGCAGGTCAATCTAACCCTGAGGGTAATGATATTTGGGAAGCAACAGAGGGTTACTTAAATGAAGGAGAGTATGAAATTATGGTATTCTCCTACCTTAATAATATATACAATCAAGCTTCCACGAGAGAGTTTGCAGACGACGGAACTCGCATACTTAAGATGGAACAATTGGCTGATAAGCTTGTTGTGTATCGTGACAGTGGCTTCTTTTTCCTTTCTCGTTCAAATGTTACAAGTGAGCCATTTGCGGTTGAGCCAAGGTATACTGGAGGGCGGGTTGCTGATTATAGGCATACCGTAACTAATATAGATGGCAAAAGGCATATATTTCTTGGCAGTAGTGGAGTTTACTCCATATCAAGAGCATCCGCTGAACCTGAACCTGTGGCTATCTTTGAGCTAGGCGTGCCTTTTTGGAAAAGTATTCCTCCTGAGTATGCAGAGTTTGTTTATGCTTCCGATAATCCGGTGACTCGCGAGTTATTCCTATCTGTTCCAGTAGGCTACATGAAGAATGGAAACGACGAGTTTATTAATCAGACAGGCGAGATTGTAAGCACTCCCGTTATTGATTGGGGCACAATTGCATTTGATTACATAACTAAGACACTTTCTGAGATTGATGCTAGTTTTACTGCAAGTTGTTTTGCTAGAAAGCCGAGACTTCGTAGGGTTGGTCCCGAACAATCATGGTTTCTCATGGGCTTGCACGCATCTGAGAAAGCGCCATTTTATATAGGCACGAAGTACAGACCTGACAATCAGTACGATGGATTGGTCGTTAGGTATGGTTACGGCCCGCCGGAGGTTGGCACAACAGAACCATACCGACTTTATGACCGTTTGGGATATGGATACAAAAGCGAACTGCAGAGCGGACTTATTGATTTCGGAGATAGTTTTTCTGACAAGGAGGTTCGCTCCTATGTGCTGGAGTTGTCTAATAAGTACGGAGTAACTCCTGTAGATGTAATTATTTCGACCACGTCGGCAGTTCAGGGGACGGAAGAGGTGCAGACAATGTCAATAGAGAATGGGACAGAGATTAAGCATGTTACTCTTAATAGGATGCGTGACGAGAATATGATACCTTTATATGTTCGTGCTCCCTATATTCGAGACTCTATTAGGGTGCGGGCAGAATATGATGTAATATCTTCTTATGTAGCTCCTGAGTACTACCTTAAGGGATATATTGGAGATAATTATTCAGTAAAATCAAATCCCATGAAGATAGTCGGTAAGACATATGAGGTTAGTGGGGTTGACTCTAGGCAGGCAACTCAAGCAACAGGACAAGGGTAATGCCAGGCATAGGTCCAAAAGTATCAACATTTACGAGAGATACTAACCCATATTATCAATCAGGAGACTCTCTTCCCGAGTTGCCAACATTCCTAAAGGATGAAGACCCTGAAGGATTCAAGAAGTATGACAGGGAAATTAGGGAATGGTGGACTGAGGTTCAGGAGAATTTAGATAAACTTCAAGACAAAATATTTACATATAAACTGCAAGATTTAGAGGAGCGAACGACAACTGCGTCGAATGCAATCAATCAAACCGCAACGGCAGGATTAACTACAATAGAACGAAAGGTATCTGAGATAGAAGCAATGCTTTATTCAAAACCCGATTGACCTTTTTGATGTTACTACTTAAAATTAATAACAACCATGCCTGAACTGAGAAGAATTTCCGCACGAGTAACTGTCCGAAAAGGCACCGGGACACAATGGCAAATATCGAATCCCACATTAATGGATGGAGAGTTGGGTTACTCGACTGACGCTAGGATATTAAAAATCGGTGATGGTGAAACCAAGTGGAACGAACTTCCATATTACGAGACGCAGTCCGGAGGAATTAATTCACCATTATCACATGCAGGGGATGTTTTCCCCAATGCTGAGGTGGAGACCGCGAGGGACGCAATTTTTTATACTCAAAGGCAAATAAATAAATGGAACAGTTGTGCAGAGCAGGATTTCAGTGATGGTTACTCTGAGGTTGCTGCAACCTGCGAAAGTGATGGGACAATATGACTGACACTAACAGCATACTTTATAAAATTGGTCAGGCAGTAAAAATTGCTGGGCAATCAGGAGGGGGTGGCGGTCCACCTGCTACAGATGACTACTCGGAGCCTACCTTTACAAGTGGCGTTTTAACATCACTTACCACATGGACAAGTAATGGTGGTACTAAGGTTTCCTCAAAAACATTTTCATATACAAGTGGTAATCTAACTAGCGTAGTAGAGAAAGACGGCTCTGATACTACCACGCTCACAAAGACTATAGCATACGACGCAGAGGGTAACCTTGCATCAGTAACCAAGGATTACGCATGAGTGCAACTTAT